AAGATGAAATCCTTAAAAAAGGAGGATTTGGATCTATCTTAGTACATTTAGATCAGAAACAAGATTTTATCTTTATTGCCATATCTGATGATGGAACTGTGATTTCCGACATAAAACTACAAGAGATGAATAATGGAATTTGTACCTCGACTAAACACTCTGGAAAACCCATTGGGATTGCATCGGCTAAAGAAAAAATCAGCCAGTTTAATGGTTCTCTTAATTTTTCAAAAATGTATCCAATTGGATTAAAAGCAACCATTAAACTTCCAGCTCAACGAACTCCAGAATGGTTTGTAACAGAAATTAATTTACTAAATGCTCAAAACTTAGTCGTTTTTGATGACGATGATTCTGTTCATCAGACCATTAAAATTAGACTTTTGTCAAACCCACAATTAGCACAAATTCAACTCATTTCATGCCACTCAGAAAAACAACTTTCTAACTTCATGACCTTAGAAGCTGCACAAAATTCTCTTTTCTTAGTCGATTATGAATTTCGAGGAACATCAAAAACAGGTATTAATTATATTCAAAAATTTAAAATCAATCGTAATAGTATTCTTATGACCAGTCATTGGGATGAAGAAAAAATTATGCAGGAATGCAAATTAGAAAAAGTCAGATTACTTCCAAAAGCCCTTGCTCATAATATTAATATTACCACAGGACCAAAAAAAGAACTTGATTTCATTCTGGTTGATGATCACCCTATTGTTGCATTTGCATGGAGAAGTGCTGCCCAGTCCTATCACTTAAATTATCGAATCTTTTCAGATCCATCCTATTTTGAAATGCATAAACGCGAATTTCAAACCAAAACACCTCTTTTTGTTGATTTTCATTTACCAGGACAAACGGGATTTGAATTATTGGAATCGCTTAACGGAGAATTTCCAAATTATTATATTTTAACAGGTGAAGATGCAGAGAACTTACCAGATACTCCATTCATTGATAAAAACAGAATTTTCTTTGGAAAAACATTCCCAATTGATCTTTTAAAAATAATGAAAAATAAGACAGAAACTTCCTCTTATTCATAATTATCAAAAAATTTGATAATCAAAGAGGCCATCTAAAATAGTTTCAACCGTTAGCAAACTATCTCCCGAAAATCCTTCCCCGCTTTGAATTTTGGAACGGTCCTCGCTGCAATCTTAACTCTATTTCTTTTTTGCCTTTTTCTTAACAGTCTTTTTCTTTGCTACTTTTTTCACTGCTTTCTTTTTCGCTGCCATAATCATTTCCTTTTGTTTGAATATATAGTTTTGCTCAGGAATAGAAACAGAAAACTTTCTTCCATTAAATTTTTCAGCCATTAGCCAATTTCTAATTAGTCCAATTTTCATTTTTAAGCCTGATCTAACTTTTTTCAGCCATTTTTCAGCCATGCACAAGGCGCAGGACTGGAGCGGGTTTCGCTTTTAAAAAGACTGAAAAATAAGTAACGAGAAATGAATTTGATAACATGACGAGAAGTCTGAAAAATGCGAAGCTGAAAAAATTGATTTTCAGACTTTCAGCCGGAGTTTTAAGCATTTCAGCACGAGCAAAATCTAGTTTATCTCGCAGCGCGGTAATTTCACGTTCGTATTTCCTGGAAAGACTGATCATGTCGCGGTCAAAGAAGTTTGCACGGAGCATTTCCTTTTTTGCAATTTCAGCTTCCAACTCTTGGACTTCCTGACGCATAATTGTTGCCGCTGTAGATTTTTGCATACCTTGCGTCCAGACTCCTCCCACAATCGCCCAACCGTTATAGCAAAACAAAGCGATCAGTAGAACTGCTCGCCAGATTTGCATTTTGATTCCTTGGACTCGAACCCAAGAAAGTGCAATAATCATCCCCTCCCCTAGCACTGCTTTCAACCAGGCTGCTCCTGTCGTATCTGTTGCACTCAGAAAGTGAACGGTTTCTCGCATTAAAAAATAGGTTGAGACAATAATCAACGAGGCGAACAGAAAAGGCTCAAGAATTGAATTTAGAAATTTTACAGTGGGCAACCTTTGCCTATGCTTCGTTCGTTTATTATTTGGCGTTTGTGTGCGTATAGGAAATGGTATTATCAGCTGATCAGGTTGATTAAATTTTTTTTCGTGGTATCTCGTCTTAGCGCGACTTAAAAGCTCAGGTTTATTTTGGAGATAGTTAATTTTATTGCGTTCGCGCTTCTTTTCTTTTGGATCTTCCCTGTCCATGTGGCCCCCTAGACTGAATTTTCAATTTAAGTCTCTTTGTTATTTTCTGATTTAATATTTTCAATTAAATTAGGATTAATCATAAAATCATCATCTTTTAATTTAATATGATTGCTATTAATAATATCTTTAGTGATTAACTCCTTAATGCTTCCACGTATAGTATTTGACTTCATTGCTTCTATTTTCATAGTTTTTAAGAAAGGCTTTTCTAAGCAAACATTTTTGAAATATATATCAAATTGATCTTTATGCAGTTTGTTTAAATAGTTTTCAGCCATTTTTTCTATTTCAGTTAACTGTTGAAATGTTGCTTCAGTCTTACTTACTAAAACAGGTTGTACTTTTATTTTAGTTAAAAGCTCCTGCTGCATAATATGAAGTGGTTTCCATCCTATTCCTAACGGTATATCTATTTCTTCTTGTTTTAATGTGTTACGAATTGCTGCACCTAAATTTCTTACTTCCCATTTTCCAATTAATTTTTGATGAGTAAGAACGTGCAAAGCATGAAATATCCAACTATATTGAACACCTTCAAGTTCAATTACTCTTGTGTTTTTCTTAAGATATTGAAAAATCGCCTGGTTTGGAACCTGAAGAATATCCTCAATCGATTTCCCATATATTTCGTAGATCATACCAGTGAAACGTAAAACAGAATCTGATCCAATCAGCTCAACTGATTTTTCTACTGGTATAAGTCTCAATACTTCGTGATTCTTAGACTGTCGAATAAATTCACAAAAAAATATATTTTTTGTTTGTAGTTCTTTAACTGCGCGGCGTAGCCTATTTTTTATTTCACTAACGTACTTAGCTCCCTTAATCGGTAGAATTTCAGCAAGATTAAATAATTCGAAATCAAAAACCCCACGCTCTTTGTTAATTTGTTCACGAGTGGTTACAAGATTAAAAAGACGCTTTGAAAAGCCATGTTCTAATCGTTGGTACATTACTCGATTAATTTTTGCTGTATGATTTTTATTAAGATTTGCTAATACTTTAGCTGAAAGCTCTACCTTTACTAAATCAATTTTCCTCTTTTGATTTGTTACCGTTACTGACTTCATTAAGTCAATTACTGCTTCAATTCGAGTATTCTCGTCTGCGCTGTAAAATGCATTTTGAGAAGTAATAACAACACGAGATAGTCGATTAATAGCTGATTTAACCATTTCATAGTTTTTTCCAGAATCTGTATTAATCTGAAGTCTTTTACATATATCCCCTACCCTAAAAAAAACAACACCATCAGCGGGACGACCTTGTTCATCCCATAAATCAGTAATGCAAAAATATACATCATGATCAAATTGAGTTGGTAATGTGTCTTGAACTAGCTCGCCATTTCGAACTACCTTTGGCATTGCAACAGTAACTGTACAAGTCAGTATCGTGCCATCCACTATTTCTTGATATCTAAAAACATGCCCATCGCTTTTACCGTTCCTATGGTTTCGATCAAAATCAACCCAAGGAAGACTTGCTAGGTTAGCTTCAACAAGAAAAAATGGGCGAAGTCGAAGATCATTTTGTCGTTCTAAAAATGCAGGGTGAGTATTCTTTTCAGGTTCGTTTAGTTCCTGCATTGTTAGAGTAAACGGTTGCTTAAGATCTGCCATGAAAGTAACCCCTTCCTGGGTATTAACGATTTGTGAAAAAACTGTTTCGGAAATTGTTTGTTGTTTGTATTAAAAGATCTTCTTTTATAAAAACACATACATACATACCAATGCCTAAAATTGTGGATAACTTGAAAAACACTAAAAATTTCAATAGTCGCGCTTTCTCGTAGGTGCAGTGAAAATTTCTCGTAGGTGCAGTGGATTGTTTCGTAGGTGCAGTGGATTTTCTTGTAAGTGCAGTGAGGAAAACAGTATGTGGATAACTTTTTCTCGTAGGTGCAGTGAAATTTCTCGTAGGTGCAGTGTTAAGCGTAGAAAACTTTCTTGTAAGTGCAGTGGATTGTTTCGTAGGTGCAGTTGGGAGAAAAAAAGATAGCAGCGCTATTACTTTTGTTAATTTATTTCTCGTAGGTGCAGTTGTCTGGCTAGTAAAAGAACGAATAAGTGAATTATATAATTCTACTGTTTGTGCTTGTTGGTGGTGGGCTATAAACCCATTTAAATAATCTTTGCACACAAAAAATAATCTAACAGGCCATTTCGAGTCTTGTTTCATTACTTTATGAGAATACACTGGACTGTCTAAAACGTTAATAAAAAAGAGTTTTTTTCTTTCTCGTAGGTGCAGTTAGTGGATAATTCAATATAAGTGAACCTTAATGATAAGTGAGATTCTTACTGAGATGAATTCTGAATAAGGTTGCTAAAAGTTGTTAAAAAATGATTTTACCGTTTTTAATTACCAATCACACTAACTTTGTTTGTACGTTAAAAAGCAACTTTAACTAAAAGACATAGACTACTGCACTTACGAGAAAGTTTTAACTGCACTTACGAAATAGTAATTTTGACAAATTTACGGATAACTTGAAAAAGGCAACTACTATTTTGATTTTGTTTTATTAAGTAAAGAATGACTCTTTTAAAGAGTAAAGGTTAGATTCTTGCCTTAATCCGTCTTCTACTTTAGTTTCAATTTTAATAATGACACCAGATTCAATTAGAGGATTTATAGTTTTGTAAAAAACTGACTTATCTACTCCAGGAATAGTAAAGAACTCTGATAAGGATATTTTCTTAGGGGTAAATAGCTTAGGGTAACAAATGCTAAAGATAAAATTAATAATCCTTACCTCTCTTAGGGAGAACCCATGGAATGTTATTTTTTTTATTAGTTTAGGGATGGAATTATTTGTTATTGAAATAGCATCTGATGATAAAATATCATCTAATTGTAAATCATCATTAGATGATATTTTACACGTGTCTTTATTAAGGTTTATTGTAGGAGTTGATAAAGACAGGATAGGTTTATCTAATAATGGCTGAGAAACTTTTGAGTCTTGTAAGTTGGATTTACTACTATTTATATAGGAAGGCTGATTAAGTGAGCGATCATCATCTGATGGTATTATATCATCGGATGATGTTATGTTTTGGTTAATTAAATTAGAAGTAGCATCCTCATCTATTTGGTTCTTTGTTTTTAAATCTGTAAAATTAAGTAGATCCTCATCCGATGGTGATTTAACATCAGATGTTTTTTTATCAGGCTGGGATTTTTTATCTTCGTTTGTCCGATGATCATCTGATGATGAACTGTCATCAGATGATTGATTTTCTTTTTTAGCGCTTGATCGAAGTGGGATGTTACTATAGGTTTTCTTTGGTGGTTGTACGGCTTTTCTTTGTAAAATTCCTGATGGAATGGTCATAACTTAGTTACCTCAATTGGCGTATTCTGGGTTGATCCGTTTCCATAGTTCGCAAAAGGATTGATAATAATCTATAGAAACAGGACTTAAAGGGTCATATTCGATTGATGAGATATTAAAAGCTTGAGCTTCTTCTGCTTTGACACTTTTTCGGATAGGGAATGGAAGCAAGTTATCTGGATAATTATTTTTATATTCGTTATAAATTTGTGCGCTGAGCTTATTATTATGGTCCAAAAGTGTTGGCACCATTATAAAATCAAAATTTAATTTTAGATCTTTTTGAAATTCTGCTATTTCCTCTAGGTTTTGAGGTAGGACATTTAATGTTCCAATTGCACAAGAGACAGGTGATATGAGAGTATCAGCTGCAACAATTGAGTTTTCAATAAGATTATTCCAACTTGGGCCATTATCAAAAATTATACAATCAAAATTGATCAGTTGAGGCATGAGTTTTTCTTTAAAAAACGCTTCCTTATTTCTGGCTCGTTCTATTTTCTCATTGAGAGCTTTTATTTCAGAAGTTTCAGGTATTGTTTTAAGTGTAGGGATGTCTGTGGCTCGAATTACTTCATCAAGAGAAGCATTCTCATAAAAGTGATGGTACAGGCCAGGCTTAAGAGCCCTTAATTCTTCTAGTCCAAGTCCAGGAAATGTAAATGTCGTAACAGAAAGTTGTGAATCTAGACCAATCAAAAGAACATTAATACCATTTAGTGCTAGGACTCTTGCTAAACAATGGGTGTAGGATGACTTTGTAACCCCGCCTTTTTGAGTGAATACAGTGATTGTAATTCTTTTTTTGGGTTTTTTAAAAAAACCACATTTTAGTCCGAAACTGGGGAGACTACTAATAGGCCAAGCTTTGACCGAAATTGCACCTTTTTTAATTCTTTCAGGTACAGGGAAACTACCTGATAATTCTAGTTCTTTTAAGGTATCTTTATCTACTTTGAAAATCTTCTGTATATCAGAAGAAGTATAAAATTTCGGTTCCATTCCTTGCCTTTCGTCATCAGATGATCTTCTGTCATCCTATGATATGTTATTCCATGAAAAAATAATTTACAATAATAAAAAAAAGTTGTCATCAGATGATAATTTATCATCGGTGATGAGTACATTTGCAGCTACACACGCGGGAGTAGGGAGCGAACAAGTATGATATTCAGAAATGAACTGTAATTTACTAAATTACATACTAAATTCCACCTGTATTTCAGTCTCAATACGCTTGAATCTCTTTCAATTTTATAAGAGTGAATTCTCTGCTTGAGTAAGCTCGGCCATGTTTGCTTGAAAACGTTCCAGCTTTTCTTTTTTCTGCTTCTGAATCCTTCGCTGTTTGCGCTTTGAATTCTTCATTTTCGCTCGGAGTTCAAGCTTTCTCAGTTCTGCTCGTTGAGTCCTTTGAGCTTCTTCTTCTTTAATGGAGGAGACCAGAATTATTCTCTGACCTCCCTGAGTGAGAGAGCCTTTGAGAATTCCGGAATCAAAAAGACTGCGGATCGTGTCGGGGTGAACTCCTAGCATTTGGGCAGCAAGAGTTGTTGAAACGGATTTTTGATCTTCATCATCATTATAAGGAAGGGCAGGGGAGCTGTAGCCCAAAGAGGCAACACGAATCAACGGAAGTTCTTTTTCTTCGGCGTTGTAAACCGCAATGGATTCTCGGATCATTCGTCTTAACTTCACATGAAACATGTATTCCTGCGGAACGTTGCCAGGATCGACCACTTCGTAGGTTTCAATTCCAAAATCAGGGACGCAGCCATAAAAAATGTCGCGGTCGTTTCGGGTGATGACTTGGACGATCATCGGATATCTGAGCGCTAAATCCATAAATTCCTTTTTGAACGGTACGCTATTTTTTAAAATCTTCCATCATCTCCAGGATTTAATCCAGTAAAAACTTTTGGTACAGAGATATTCTATGTTTATACCGAGTTTTCCGAGTTTTAAAAAAGAGATGGATTTCTAAAAATCCGTGCCCCGCTGCCCCAAAAAGGGGGCTTTCCTCGTCTCTCCGAACGTCCACTAAGAGGAATTAGTGGTAGTCTGAGTGGAAGAGTCGGATGAGTGAAGTAATAGCATATTAAATTAGTAAAGTAATACTGGTATACCTTAGTAGAATAGTCTTACTTTTGAGAGATCCTTCAAAAAAACCCATTTCCCACATTTCTGAAGATTTCGATCAAAACCCCTGCATTTTTGAGTGCTAAAGACCCTGTAAAAATAAAATTGACAACTATACGTAAATAGCGTATAGTAAGCTATGGAGTTTATTGAAGCCCCTGCATTTACTCGATATCAGGCACAATATCTGGCCGATGAGTCTTTTAGGGAAATGCAGAACTTCTTGATGGAAAGCCCAGAAGCTGGGGATGTGCTTCAAGGAACGGGAGGCTTTCGAAAATTGCGATGGTTAGATAGTCGCAGGGGAAAAGGCAAACGAGGCGGATTAAGAGTGATTTACTACCATTTCCCTGATGATGCGCAAATCTGGTTTCTGACTGTCTACGACAAGAATGAAGCCGATGATTTAAGTTCGCAGCAAAAGAAGGCTTTGAAAGTGTTGATTGATACAGAGAAGGAAGCACGATCGAAAAAAAGAAAACAAGGGAAGTCCTATGAAAAACGGAAAACGTAATATTTTTGGTGAACTGGTCGAGGGAGTTGAATCGATGCGCAAGCATCGTGAAGAAAAACTTACCTTGAAAACTCACAAAGTAGAATCCATCGAACTTCCTAAAGTCAGTGGGAAGCTGATTCGGAATGTTAGGGAAACGTTGCATGTTTCCCAAGGTGTCTTTGCAAGTTTGCTTCAAGTGAATCAGCGGACGTTGCAAAATTGGGAACAAGGACGTAGCAAACCGAATGATCAAGCGGCAGCACTCATTTTACTTGTACAGAAATTTCCAGATACGTTGGCTCGTTTAAGAAAACTCTAAGTCCTAGGTTTTAGAACCAATGGACACGATTTTTCCTCTAGGAAACGAGCGAGATTTTCAGGAGATTTCTAAAAATCAACGTATCGGGACAGTTCAAAACCCTGCATTTTTGAGTGCTTCAGATACTAAAAATGACCCTCTAAGCACTGAGTCTGAACTCGATATGGCAAAGCTTCGAATTTCTTGGGCGCGAGATGAGGATTTGATTAAACTCTGGCTCCACGGAAAAGCTAAAAAAACACAGGTCGATTACAAGCGAGTGTCCCGTGAACTTCTGGATTGTCTAGGTGACAAGTCGCTCAAAGAGGTGAGTGAATCCTTTATTCAATCATTCATGGATTTAGCAAAACACAAAAGCGCACATACTCAAAAGCAGAGAGTCGCTATCATCAAATCTTTATTTCAATTTGCGAGAAAGAAAAAATACATCTCAGAGAATCCAGCAGAAGACTTAAAATCAATCGACGCCCACAATAAGATTACCGAGCGCTATTTATCTCAAGAAGAAGTTTTTAGGATGGTCGACCGGACCACTGATTTTAGAAACAGAACCATCCTAAAAGTTCTCTATGGTGGAGGCCTCCGAGTCAGTGAACTGGTCAGCCTGAATTGGGATGCTCTCCAAGAGCGAGAAAATGGAGAGGGACAAGTTACTGTCATTGGCAAGAGGAACAAGAAAAGAACGGTGGGTTTGTCTTCTGGAGTTTTTCAGGATTTGTTGAAGCTCAGGCAAAAAGACGCTCGGGATTTTGACCCTGTGTTGATTTCAAGAGTGCAGGGGAGAATTTCTATTCGTCAGATTCATTTGATCGTGAAAAATGCAGCTATGCGTGCTGGGATTACTAGGAAGGTCTCGCCTCATTGGTTGAGACATTGCCACGCTTCGCATGCCTTGGATCGTGGGTGTTCGCTTCATGTTTTACAGAAAAATCTCGGGCATTCGAAACTCACCACGGTAGGGGAATATTTACACGCAAGACCTGGAGAGTTCAGTGGAAAGTTCTTGGGGATTTAGAGTATTTCTTCATTTAAAGAATGTTAAATATTTTTTATGAAAATAAAGGTTGTAGTAAAAAACTATTTTTTTTCTGCTTCTTGATCTTGTAATACATGACCTGTTACAACTCGAACACTTTCGGCCCCTTGTTGAGCCACATGCCCTAGTGGATCTGGAGAAGAAGAATATGAACTCGTGCATCCTGCTGATGATTGTTCTACGTATTCATGTATTTTTTGATGATAGGCAGCCATAATTTCTTCTGTAGTTTTAAATTTTTTATGTTCATGATCATAAGATACTTCTCGTAGTTTTTTATAGCAATCTTGATACTTAATGGCATCTACTTGTCTTAAGTCTGTTATCAGTAGATCACTGGGTGCAGTACTGTGAAGAGCGTCCGCTTGATTCCCATAAGGGATGTGGAAAATAGGAACTAAACTCCCACTAGCTTTGACTCGGTAAATATTTTGAATAGCCAATACGAAACTAATTACGAGATCATCAGAGAGTTTACATGATTGACTTGTAAATTTTGGATCAACTAATGCTTTCATTAGTTCAGTATTTATATTAAGTGGATAAAGGACTCCTCCGTAACCTTCAATGACATCTACATAATTAGCGCTTTTTGAATCATGATGAGGTAACTGTTGAGGAAAGTCTTCAGGAATATTCCATCGTTGTTTTTTACTTCCTCCTCCACTAGAGACAGTTTCTGGTTCATGTGCAGCCTGAGCTAATACATGGACTAATGATGGTGAATACGCTATATCATCATCTATTGATAGTACTTTTCCCGAGCTCATATGCTTATTGGCCCACTCTATAGCGGGGATTATTTTTGTAATTGGACCAAGATCTTTTGAAATCCTTTGAACTTCAACCTTTTCATGAAGATTGCTCAAAGGTTGAATATCTTCTGGATTATAATCCATATTGTCTCTAAATTTTTCAGGTAAAACAATGATCACTTTTTTAATGTAATCTTTGGTGATTTGGTCTTGAATCAGACTTAAAACAGTTGGAACATGTTTTAGTCGTTCAGGGCTGGAAGTTATTGAAATAACAACAGGATGTTCTACAGATGCTACTTGACTCAATTGTCTTATCTGTTCTATTCTGGCTTTCCATTGTTTAAATTTATGTTGTTCTATGCCTCTTTTTGTTGTGTCAGCTATACTTGAAATTGAGTCTTCAATTTTAAGTATAGCTTCATGATAAGTCATGAAACCAGCATGAATTTTTTGAGAAAATAATAAAAAAAAATAGGCAAAGCAAATCCATACAGAAATGGATTTAAACTCAATAAGCCTCATGAGTTTTTATCGTAAATTTTAAAAAAAACTAAACTTATATTTTACAATAAATTTTTTCTTACTTGATCTTATTACGAATGTAGAGATTAAATTATTATTTATTAAAAATAATTAAGTAAGCATTATTGTCGAATAATCTGTTCATCAGAAGAAGCATTAGTTTGTAAAAATGACACAGCTAGCCCTTTTTCTGTTGCTACATAAATCTTTACATCACTTACATAGATAGAAAGAATACTCTGACTTGGTAACTCATCTTCCTTATTAAAACAAATAAATGACTTACCCTGATCAGTGGAAATGAATATTCCACCCCCGTCAGTCCCAGCATAAATCACACCGTCTTTTTCCTGAATACAATAGACCCTATCATAGGCAGCTTTTGGGTTGACAGGACTATAAGTAAAAGTTTTTCCTCCATTTAGAGAGATAGAGAAACCATTCGAAGTCCCAATATAAAGATGATCTCTATTTCCAATTATACGGAAAGTACAATTATTTCCTAACCCATCGTGAAATGTGCGATTTACAAATGATTTTCCACCATCTCTTGAAAAAGAAAGACCATCCTCAGTGCATACTATAAGGTCCTTATCTATAGCATGGACATAGCAAGTATTATCACTACCTAATCCATCTTCCATAGTTCGATTAACAAAAGTTTTTCCATCGTCATTAGAAATGGAGAACCCTTCTTCTGTTGCGGCATAGATAATGCTGTTTTTCTTAAAAACTGAATAAACTGAATTACTTCCTAATCCATCATTTTCAGTTCGATTAACAAAAGTTTTTCCTCCATCTGATGATATAGAAAGACCTCCCCATCTGGTTGCAGCATAAACGAATTGATTTACTACAAAAACACCCAATACTTCGTTGCTTCCTAAACCGTCTGTTTCAGTTCGGTTTACAAAAGTTTCACCCCCATTATCAGAAATGGAGAGTCCTCCAGCGGTAGCAGCATAAACAGTATCTCCAACCACAAACACGTCATTTACCCAGTTACTTCCAAGTCCATTTAAAGTGGTTTTAGTTTGAAAAGATAGGGTAGCAAAACCATAAGTAGAATTTAAGAACCACAAGATAAATATAAAAAATTTAAATTTTTTCATAAGGCACTCTACTTTCAATATAAAAATCTTTGCCCATAAAAATATCAGCATCTCGAATAAACTAAATTTTTATAAATATTTCAAGTATAAAATTTATTTTTTTTCAACTTGGCCTCCCTACGTGAAGGATAGACACTCCTTAGAGTACGTTACATATGGATTCTCTATTCTAAGTATATGAAACACTTGAATAAAACTACTAAACGATTTTTCTACTCCATCTCTCCATAATTGCCATGCACCACTTGGGGTCAATTTCACAGATAAAAGCCCTTCGTCCCATTGCCTCACAAGACAATAAAGTTGTCCCTGATCCTCCGAATGGATCAAGAATAATGTCCCCCTCCTTGGTCGAGTTTTTTAATAAGTACTTAATCAATTCCTTGGGCTTCTGTGTGGGATGAATGCGGTCCTTCACCTCAATAGGAAATTCTAACAAAGTAGTTTGCTTGCGGTCACTATACCACGGGCTGGGTGCACCAGGAGCCGCTCCAAAAATAAGTGCTTCATGCTTCCAGTGGTAAGGGGACCTGGACAAAGTAAAATGATGTTTAGCCCAGATGAGATTTTGCCTAATTTTCCATCCCGCATCTCGAATTGAACTGATTCCAAGATCCATAGCATTCGTTCCAATGAAGGAATAAAAAGCAGCACCTCGTTTGCTATAATCAATTGAATTTGAAAATGTTTGAAACAGCATGTCTTTGTAACGTCGCTCAGAAAGAAGATCATTCTTAATGGCTTCCCCTTCTTCACCTTTGTAATCGACGTTGTAAGGTGGGTCAGTAATCACAGCGTCAGCCATCTTTTCATCCATCAGCTTTTCGATGTGTTCTGGGTTCCTGCTATCTCCGCAAAGCAGGCGATGCTTGCCTAATAAAATAACTGAACCTATTTTTACTTTTCGCATAGTGTACTCCTTTATGTTGATGAATTGACTTGATGATGTGGAGGAAGATGAGTAAGAAAAAGCTCCTGTTCTTTTTTTCTACGATTTGAGAGTCCATGGACTGTACGACCACATGAGTGGTCCCATTTTAGAAATTCACGTGCTGTCCCTATTAAATCTCCAGCATTGAGTTTCTTGAGTAAGGTTGAACATGAAAAATGATGAACCCCAATATTGTACGCTAGGCTGACCAAGGCTGAAAACTGAGATTCTTTTAAATCAACGGTAATCATGGCAGCAATCGCATTTTCAATCTCTACTACATCTTGCTTGATCCACTCTTCGGCCTGCTTCTCTGTTACTGTCATGCCAAGATGAATTTCTTTTGTCGTTCCCCATCCAATCGTTGGAATTCCTGCTAAATCTAAATAGGCTTTCGATCTAAAACTCTCAAATGACTTAATGAGGTCTATTGTTTTCTGGCTTCGAATGGGTTGCATCAAATCTATCCTTGTCAATAGCGTCTTGGAACTGATCCATGAGCGCAGGATTGTTTTCAGAATAACGGTTAGATTCTTCGACCTTTTCAGCGGCTGAGTTTAACTTGGCTTGCTCGTCAGCGATGCGTTTGAGTTCAGTTTCTTTGTCATCCTGTTTTGAAAAATAGGCTTTCAACAGGAGTAGCAGAATCTGAAATGCGACAAGAAGGAGAGCTACCATAGGTCGGAGAATTCGTTTGGTGGCTTCGTGCCTAATGGGTTCCACGGTGTGGCCCAAGGTTGTATGTAAACACGATAACCCGTGGTGACTTTTAGGGTCTGATTCTGCTTTGTTTTCCATATCCAATAAAATGCCTCATCGTCTTCATTTTCTATAAGCGATGTGTACTCCTTTCTAACCACCAGCATGAGGATTCGACCTTCAGCAAAGGCGATGCGCTCTATTCCATCAGGACCCAGATAATGCGTCCGAATTGAAATGGAATAAGTACCTCGGTCGGAGAGATCAAATACCTTTTTACCCACAATCTCCGACCAAGGAATTTGAATGAGTGCATCTCCTTTGTGAATAGCCTTTTCTAGTGAGGGTCTACCGTCAGAGAAAAAGACTTTGACGAATGTGCAAGCTTCTTGCTTACAATCAAGTCCTGGTGGAGTGTGGACAATAAGAAATTCATTTCTTGTATTTTGCAACTCGGTTTCTCGACAGACAAGATATCCCGATCCAGCCAGTTGTTGGCCACATCCTGATAAAATGGCAGTGAGATCATTCGCTAAAATGGCACTCTGAGAATCTAAGACTTTCACTGAATGAGAGCAGGAACATCCAAAAAGTACAAATAGGAACGGAATACAGAGTTTCATGAAAAAAAGTCCTTTGAAGTTGAGCAGGCCCATAGGAAACTAGGAAAAACCTATGGGCCTTGTGGCAGAGAAGGGATTACGTTCGTTTTGTTTTATCTGCTATTCGGGCCGCGAGTTCTGATTCAATGATTTTCATTGCATCAGGCTCTGATTTTTTTGCTTCAGATTGCAATAAGTTGTAAATCAGTTTCACGACACCTGAAGCACCCAAAGCTGGTTTGAAAGATAAGACTTCGCTTAGAATCAAGAGTAGAATTAAACTAATCATTCCAAAATTTGCTTTTACAAAGGTAAATAAGTTTGAGGATTCCATAAAATTCTCCTATATAAAATTTGAAATCTGAAACACTTTAAAGAAATTTCAAAATGTACACTAGTGTCTAAAATGACAAAAATTAGACCGGGTGTTGGGATAAGTTAAAGATTCCTAATCTGACATTCAAAAAATCGCCATACATCATTTTATTGAAAAAATAATAAATCTGTCCTTCTGGATTGCTGGCGAGAATGACGGGCGGAACAAAAGTAGCGAAGAGATAATAAGAAGACAATGGAATCTTTTCCTGTCCGTCTTGAAATGCCCATGAAGGGATATGCAACTCAGCACAAAGCTTTGAAAAGAAGCTCTGAGCGGTTGAAAAATCAACAAACGAGGTGCCTTCTTCTAATTTTGAAATTCCTTTGTTTTTAGGTCCAAATACATAAGTCACAAGAGATGTGGGCCTCATGCATAAAACGGTGGCGTTTATTTTCTTAAGAAGAGAAATGGCCTCTGTGCGGGGTAAATCTTTCAAATTCTCAGGGAGCCTGATAGGCATGTAGTCATTCACCATCGCGTGATCAGTTGGTAGAGAACTCGTTGACCTTTTTTCTAAAATATCATTGGATGACAAAATAACAGAAAGATCCTTAAATTGAGAACTCGATGTATCCAGAGGAAAGTTTAAAGCGTAATTAAATCCAGCATCTTGTGCATAGTTTTCTTGATTCTCTAAAAGAAGTGGATTTTTCAGAGCAATATCCAGATACAGAGTGAATGATTTTACTTCGTTAGGCTTGATGATCAGCTGAGGAATAGGAACAGGATTTCCACTATAATCTGCAACCTCTCCTAAGTCGAAGCCTGAGCCAGCGATGATATTTTGAATGGAGGTAGCAAGCTGATCAAGTCGTTCTGAAAGCGTTTGCGTTTTTTCAATCGGGGTACAAACTTCGTCTTGAAGGGCATTGAACCAGTCATAGTTCATTGTGTCATCAGGTGTGATTTTTTTTGAATCAGGATTGAGTCGGATCATGTGGGCCTCCTGACGAACCTAAACTCCGACAAAACAAGCCTGGTGACTGACAAAAACTCAAAGGTGCTTGAAGTGATAGAAATGTAGCCTGAAGGGGAAATGCTCATAAAAAACTGACTGGGATCTTGATGCTGATTGTTATCAGCTGAAGGGAGTAAAATCAGACCCAGTTGATCCGAGCTTAAGATCGGATGAGGCATCCCAACTTCCCACACCTGATGAGCAGAAAACCAAGTTCCAATCTTATCTTCATAAGTGAGTTGTACCCGTTGACTTTGTATTAAATCAAATGTTGGTATAAAAGGGTCTCCCGCATTGGAATCTTTTTTAGATTGCTCAAAATAAGAAATACGAAAGGTGACAGCCCAATTATGAAGCGGATCGAGTTGAAAATTGTCAATCAATCGAGTGATTCGCTGATTGTTCCAGAGTTCCACCGGATCCACTCTGGGAGTGGGGAAAAAATCCATGGTCCATTTTCTGGGTGATTCTAGCGCAAGTTGAGAGATCGCATCATAGAGTTGATGATGGAGCTGATGAGGGTGATCTTCGGGTTGATCTCTTTTCAATGGAGATCCTCCCATGAAATCAATGACGTTGCAAATTTCCTCCTGCATCTGTTCATAAAGAGCATATTTCCTGGGGTCTGACGGGTTCATATTTTTTAAAACGGTCTGATCTAGGGTAAACATCAGGAAGACCTTAAATAACGGAAGTGAGATAAAGTGAGCGATCCTTGGTGCAAATCTCCGTCAAGAGTAGACGTTTGATACTGAAGTTTCCCAGCAGCTGAGATGGATAAAAAATGTGGACCTGGAAGCACCTTGACTACTGCGGCAGGATCAGGTTGAATCGGAGGAGGAATATTCGTAGAAGGGTTGAGAGGTGGCATGGGATGTGTGGGGGCTTGAAGATCGACTTTGATAATTGCAGGATCATATTGAGTAAAAAGTGACCATTCAGATGTGAATGAACTAAATACAGCCACATGCGAAGTCATGAAAGTCATATCAGCTTTCGTTGTATGTCTGACGGAAAGAGCATTGAAATAAACGGCTTTCATCAGTGACTTATCAAACGCTTCAAAAGTTAAATCCGTTGGAGTTTTAATCGCGTTATCAATAGAAAAACTCACCGGATCTACGCCGTAACTGTAAATATCTAAAATAGCCTTGAGGAGTTGGGTTGGGTCGTTTGCATCTAGTTTTGTATGGTTGCGACTTGTAATGACGTTTGCAATTTCCTCTTGAACAGAGTTGAGCCAATCGGCTGTCACCCTGGTAGGACGGGTATTCGTTACTGGATCGCCGTTTTGAAAACGACCGTCTTTGGTTCCATAATCTTTTTCAGATATTCGAAGCATTGATATTCTCCTGATATAAAAAGTTGACGGCAATATAAGCTGGGAGAAGTTTTTTAACATCTAATTCAAATGGAAGATTCCACCACGACTGGAGCGAACTTCCACAAGGATCTCCAGCACTCAAGTAGTGAATGGATTCAATTCTTTTGTAGACAGAAATCATATCTTTCACAATGGGCTCAAGGCCAGCATCTTCTTCGGTTGGATCATCGATTGAAAAGTGGGTGTAGCCTAATGCCTTCAGTCTTTCTTCGATGTACTGCCTGCTTAAATTTCCTTGTCTACTTAAGATGGATAAAATAGCCTGGATTTGTGAGTCTTTCGATTTGAGTAAGCTTTGGTTTAAACCTAGATACTTCATAAAACGAGATGGATCTTGATCATAGGAAAGAATGTTTGGAATATTTAAGACGACCTCTAAATTTCGGTCCAGTTCATCAGACAAGGCAAGCAGCAAACGATGAAAAGCACTGTGAGGCGTCACTTCCCAGAAAGCACCTTGAGGAAGTAGATTTTTTAAGACTGAGAATAACTGCATTTAAGTCCTCCAAATACTCCAATTTGATTTGGGCTAATCAGAATGTCACTTTCAGGTGAAACTATTTTAAAATGATCGTGTTTAAGAATTTGTGAGACAAGCTGCGTGATGTGAATCAATGGAATGCGATTTCCTGGAGATACCTTTTTAAGGAAGTAATTTTTTAACGCTTTTTCAAGCTTTGTTTCCACGTCTTTTTGATCTAGGATCATGATCTCAATGAAAATCTTGATTTCAATGAAAATAGGAACTGGATCTAATTTCTGCACAAAAACCCGAGTCCCTAAAGGTTTTTTCGTTTTCAAACTTGCTTCAACGGATTGTCTCAAATCATCCGTTGGGAGGGGGTAATCTGCATCGATCGTGAGAAAAGAAAGGAAGATTGAAAAGGATTTAGGATCAGGAGTCACCCAAACATTGCCCACTCCTGAAATAGACTGCGCCCAATGAATGTAATCTGCCTCACTTCCGCCTTGTCCTGGGTGCCTGAGTCGCTTCAGTAATCTTACTCGAAGCTGGTCGTCATTTTCTTCTTCAAATCCACCGATAATTTCCAGCACTAGGGCATCTCGTTTCACTTCTGAAATGGAAGTGATCAGTTTTAAAATCGAGTTTGATTTTAAATTTCCAGCAGGCCCTGCTGCTGATGCAGTGACCACTACATGGACAAAACCCTGATCATTGATCGTGACGTCATTTTTAATGGAATAGGTTTCACCTTCTTGTGTGGATAAGAGTGCGTCTTTTTGGATGAGTTTTCCAGAGGTTCCCTCGATTCGGATAGTTCCCTGGGCTTGAGTTTTTCCATTCCGGATCATTCCAAAGAGTCCTGCTAATCGATCTAAATGAATCCCTGTTGCCGTATCGATAAACCACTGAGTGAGCCAGTATTCAACGCTTCCATAGAGTAGAAACACGGATCCAGCCATTGCGGAAGCAAGAGCAGAAAGGATGCTTGCCTTTTTAATGGGAAGCCCAATGCCTAAGCGACTGGCGATGTCGGATTGAATTCTGGTGATCAAAGTTTGTAAAGAAGGCTTAGAAAATTCCATCGATCCCCCGATTTAGGTTAATGGAGAAGTTGTAATTTTTCTTTTTCGTGACCACTCCGATAAAAAGAAGAATGGTACCTTTTGAAAGTTCACCATCTGTTTTTAGCTCCGTAATGACATCCTCGTCTAAAAGCCAAGATAAAGATTCATAGGAGTATTGGATCGCATCTTCTAAACTTTCTTCATTCAAAGGCTGGTTGGCTAAAGTCCAAAGTCTTGAGCCTAGAGGCTGAGCTTGTGGATCTAAAGAGTCTGCCCAATACCCACGGTGGGATACTTCATAGGCTGGGATTTCTTCCACTCTTTGATCTGAAAAAAGGCTCATAGCAATTGCGTTTTTAATCCAGTTTTCTTCACTGAGTTCTTCTTTCAGCCAGATGTCATGATAAAAAAGTAAAGCCGTTAAGTCTTGCATAGGGTCACGCCTTAAAGGAAGAAAGCTTTGATTTGACCGATGCGATGTCAAAGCCTGGAACGCTGATCGTGCAATTGCCTCCAGGATAATTTCCACCAGGAGGAGCCAGTGCACTGAGTTGAGATAATTTTTCCACTTGAACCGTTAAATCTAAAAGAACACTGATGAGTTCATTTTCCTTGTTTCTAATTTCAAGCTTACCCCCATTTTTTAAAGTAATGGATGAACCCTCCTCATTATACTGAGCGGATTCACCTTCATCGAGTTGGACTGGGCACCCTTTGGGTGAGTTTGAGGACAGAGCAAATCCAGTGCTTCTTTCTCCAGAAGGGAATAAAAGTAAAGTCTCAGAATTTTTAGGTGGGTGAGAGGCAAATCCATAATGCTGGAGATAACGAATATTCTCCTGTGTATCGCCTTCCCCAAGACTCACCTGAACGCCTGACTCACTCAATTTATGCATCATTCCTCTTTGAATGAGGTTTGAAATCCGAGAGCGGATCGGTTTCAAAAGTTTTTCAAGGGCTTGAAATAACGAGTAATCCATTTATTTAGGTCCTTCTGGGGTTTGCAAAGCTTTTCTAAAATTGATTTCTTTGGCTTCCAAGGTGGGGTCAATATCTGCGCTGTGGGCGGATTCACATTGTAAGTTTGTTTTTGTTCCACTGGAATCTAAAGTGAAATGAACTGAGGTAATGAGGTATTTTCCAGACACATGGATTCCAGGAAAAGATAAAGATACCAGTTGATTGATGTCCCAGAGCTTGCCTAGGCTATCTTTCCAAGAGGTCAGAGTGATGTCCACCTGATTAGACTTAGCCCGCCTGACTCGCGCTTCCCAAGCTAGGCGGTCTTTTGCGACTTGCTCCCTAATCTCTCCATCTTGAGAGATAAGAATCGGTCGGTAACGTTTAATACTAGAATCAACGACGGGAGGAATTTTAAACCTGAGATTTTCTTCCTTCCCCTCGGTGGGTCCATAGTTAAGCCCACGGGTGACGTACTTGCTAAAACGATTTTTAAAATCTTCAGTCTGTTCGCAGCTTAAAACACCACTTTTTTCATGAATAAAGATTGAAACTTGATTCGTCCTGGGCCTGGTTGCAACCAGGTTTCCTTTTCCATCTGACAGGAGTAAAAAACCACGCAAGGAAGCTGCTCGCGAGAGATTATCAAATACGGATTCTTCTTGGATGGACCAGGAGGGAAACACAGAGCCTGTATTTTTTGGATGAATGAATGGAATCCCAAAGGGTTTGAGTAACTCATCCGCAATCGTCTCAAGCGGAACAGGGTTCCAAACTCTGGACTGCCTTAAACTACTGCAATCCACAATATCTGCTGTTTGATCCCGTCCTGAAACATCTAAAATATGCTGAGAATGATCTAACTTTTGCCTGACACAATCAATAAATCCTGTAATGACTGTTTCACTGCCTATTTTTAATGTGCAGCTTTCTCCTGGATACAGAGCAAAATCAAGAGGCATCTGCTCCCAGACAGGAGAAAGAGTTAAATCAAAAGCTCCTGCTGCGGTGTAAATGGATCTGTGAATATCCACCCTGCTCCAGCCCTGATGCAAGACACCTCCGACAAGGAGTTTTACCTGATCTTTTGAAGCTTCAAGACTAGCAATCATACCACCTCCAAGAAGGTGCCTCTGATCAGAACACCATCGAGCTGATCGCCTGAAAATGTCAGAAGTTGAAATCATTACTGATTTTTGTGTTGCACTGCATTAAAACGGACTTCGTGTTTTGCGCT